AATGGAACAAACCATCAGGCTTGAGCGCAGGTTCGCCATGATTGATGAGTGGCTACTCGACTTGGACATTTCCGATAGGGCTGTGCGCCTATATGCGGTGCTGTCACGTTATGCAGACAATGACACTCACAAGGCTTACCCTTCGAGGGATACCCTTGCTAAGCGTTTACGGTGCTCCACTAAGTCTGTAGATCGTGCAGCGCAGGAGCTTGTCGACTTTGGTGTGATGACAAAACAGCAGAGGAATAACAGCTCAATTATTTACACTCTCCGCGTTGTCGAGGGGGGTGGACACCAGAGTCCAGGGGGGTCGACACCCGTGTCGAGGGGGGTGGACACCCGTGTCGACCTAACTATAGCCACTGGACTAGAGCCATCTAACGTAGAGCCACCTAACTTAAAACAAGTTGCGAAAGTTTCTAAATCTTCGGATGAATTTGACCAGTTCTGGAAGGTCTACCCAAGAGGTGAGGACAAACCCGATGCAAGAAAAGCGTTTGCAAAAGCGCTAAAGAGAGTTAGTTTTGACGTGTTGCTTGCTGGGGCTGTGGCTCATCGGGATGATCCTAACCGTGATCCTCAGTGGACTAAGTACGCTCACCGTTGGTTGGATAAGGATGGGTGGAATAATCCTCTCAAGCCGGCTCCTGCTGTGAAGGCGCGGAAATTGACGAATGCTGAGGAGGGCGCTTTGTTGTCGCAGAAGTATCGTGAGGAAGAACAGTTGGCGTTGGGGGAGGGTAATCCTGTGGTGGCTGGGCAGCTTGAGGCGGATGCGTCTGAGTGGGTTGGGGGGAACTGGTGAGTGAAATTGTGGTGGGTGATGCCCGCGTGGTGTTTGGGGATTGTCGTGATGTGCTCAAGACTCTTGCGGATTGCTCGGTGGATAGTGTGGTGACTGATCCGCCGTATGAGCTTGGGTTTATGGGGAAGAAGTGGGACAGCACCGGGATTGCTTACGATGTGACGGTGTGGCAAGAGTGTTTAAGAGTGTTGAAACCTGGCGGGCATATTCTGGCGTTTGGTGGGTCGCGGACTTGGCACCGTCTTGCGGTGGCTATTGAGGATGCGGGGTTTGAGATTCGGGACAGTATCGCCTGGATGTACGGGTCAGGATTTCCGAAATCGTTAGATGTGTCTAAGGCGATTGACAAGGGGCAGGGCAAGTTGCGTGGGAGGCGATTGGAGTTTGTTGCTTGGATGCGTGCGACAGGTATCACAGCAGGTGCCGCAAACAAGGCGCTACAAGACGCGGGTGCCATAAGCGAAAACGGGACTATCGCGGGGCACTACTTTGGTTCAAGTCAGCCTGCTATCGCTACCGCTGATTTGTTTGACCTGTTGCGCCCGTTGTTGCCTCCCGTACCGGAACATATTGAGCGTCTGGTGGCTGAGCGTACTGGGATTGAGTGGACAGAATATAAAAAGCGTGTGGTGACTGGGCAAACAACTAAAGCTCGGAGTACGTCGGGAAACTCTGCCTTGCCTACTGTAGGCGGTGAAACGGTTTATCGAACTTGGGATGAAAGTTCCGCGCATACTTCTGAGGCGAAACAGTGGGAGGGGTGGGGGACAGCGTTGAAGCCTGCGTTTGAGCCGATTGTGGTGGGGCGGAAACCGTTTGCGAAGGGTTCTACGGTGGCGGCGAATGTTTTGGAGCATGGTGTGGGTGGTTTGAACATTGACGCAAGCAGGATAGGGAGCAGGGCGGAAAAGCCACAAAAGAGGCCCGCTTTTGCTAATGGTGTTGGTAATGGCGGGGTTGCGTATGGGAGGAGGGAAGGACCTGCGGACACATACGCTCAGGGTCGTTGGCCTGCGAATGTGATTCTTGACGAGTATAGTGCGGGGCTACTCGACGAACAGAGTGGGGTGCTAACGTCTGGCGCACGAAAACCGAACGTAAACAAATCTCAAGCCTCAGAGAATGTTGCGTCTTTTTCTAAAGGGATGGAAGGCAAAATTTACCCTTACACGGCAAACGCGGATTCTGGTGGTGCTTCACGGTTTTTTTATTGTGCTAAGGCTAGTAAGCGTGACCGCAACGAAGGACTAGACGGGTTAGAGGACAAGCAAGCTGTCGGCGGTGGTGGGGGTATTGGGGACTATCTGGATGACGTGGATAGCGCGTCTGGAAAGTTTGGGAGCGAAAAGGCACCGGCAAAAAACTTTCATCCGACCGTGAAACCAACCACCCTGATGCGTTACCTGATCAAACTGGTTACACCTGCCGGCGGGACTGTGCTTGATCCGTTTACGGGGTCGGGGTCTACGGGTAAGGCGGCGCTACTTGATGGGTACAAGTTTGTGGGGGCAGAGCTTACGGAGGAGTATTTGCCGATTATTGAGGGCAGGCTACGATGGGCTTACGAGCAGGAGGGTGATGATGAGACACTTTTCTGATGGGGCTGTAATGAAAATCGCTAAGGATTCTACGACAAGGGGGAGTGATGAATAAGTCTGAGATGACAGAGATTGTGTCAATGTGTTCGGCGCTGGATGGGCAGCTTGTGTCGGAGTCGAAGGTGATTATGTGGCTTGCCATGTTTGAGGGGTATTCGTATGGGGAGTTGCAGGCGGGGATTGTTCCGGCGTTGAAAGAGGCGTCGTCGGGGATGGTGACTGCTAAGGGCTTGTTTGATGTTGTGCGGCGTGTGAGGGTTCAGCCTGTGGCCCGTGAGTGGGTTGTGGCGTTGCATGAGATTGGGGAACATTTTGATTGTAGGCCGGGCGAGTTGGGGCATCCTATGTTGGTTGAGGGGTGAGTGGGTTCGAGGTTGCGTGCCCACAGTGTCGGCATGGTGTGAGCCTTGTGAAGTGTGATGTGTGTTGTTTGTTGTTGGGGGAGTCTGGTCTTGTGGGGCGGGCGTTGTGGGATTTTGCGGATGTGCGGTGTTTGGAGCAGGTACCGTTCTAGGCGTGTAGTTGTGTAAAGTAGGGCGAGAAGGGGGGAACATGCTTAGAATTGGTTCACTGTTTAGCGGTTACGGCGGCCTAGATATTGCGGTTGCCAAGCAGTTCGGCGCTGAGGTTGTGTGGCATTGTGAGTGGGAGGATGCGCCCTCAAAAATTCTTGAGGCTAACTTCCCAGGTGTGCCTAACTATCGGGATGTAACCCTGGTGGATTGGAGCGCGGTCGAGCCGGTAGATATTCTTACGGGCGGGTTTCCCTGTCAGGATGTTTCGTTGGCGGGGAGGCGGGCTGGTATGGCTTCCGGGACACGATCGGGGTTGTGGAGTGAGTTCGCTAAAGCTATAGATGTGTTGCAACCTAAATGGGTTGTTATCGAGAATGTTAGGGGGTTACTTAGTGCCAAAGCAGATAGCGATTTGGAACAGTGTGCGTGGTGTGTGGGAGAAGCCGGGGATGGTGAACCTGCTTTGCGAGCATTGGGGGCTGTTCTCGGAGACTTGGCCGACCTCGGGTACGATGCGGAATGGTGTGGCCTACCAGCGACTGATGCCGGTGCGCCCCACAACAGGTTCAGAGTTTTTATTGTTGCGCACCCCAGCAGCTAGTGAAGCTGAGCGTGGACACCAGCCAGAGGATAAAGCGCGGGCGCGTGGTGGGCAGGTCACGTTGTCAGGGCAAACTAACTTTGGTGGGAATTTTGATCGCTTTGAGCCTGCTGTGCGCCGCTGGGAAGAAGTGACTGGGAACGATGCTCCTTCCCCTACCAAACCGGATGGGCGTGACGGTGTCCCGCGGTTGTCCTCAAAGTTTACTGAGTGGATGATGGGGTTGCCTAATGGTTGGGTGACCGGTTTGGGGTTGTCGCGTAAGGATGAGTTGAAGGCTTGCGGTAATGGGGTTGTTCCTCAGCAGGCTGCACTTGCGTTGTCGATGTTGTTGGATGAAAATCGCTAGGGATTCTACTAAAGGGGAAATTGTGAACGTGGATTATGCGCGGGAGTATGGGATTGATGTTGAGGTGTTGCGGTTGGAGCATCCTGCACACCCTGGTCAGGTCGGTCTAGCGTTAGCGCATGAGGCGTTGTCGCGTGATGTGTGGGTGGAGGTTGCCCGTGTCCGTAAGGAGCGTGAGGCTCGGGCACGATATTTGTCGGCGCAAACCCCGGTAGAACATTTCGATTTGGATTTGGCGGAAAGAGTTTTGTTGGCCCAGGCTATTCCTCTGGAGCTTCCCGATTGGGTCCCAACTTTTATTATCAAATGCTTGATGGAATATCCTGCTGTTGTCGAGGCTGCTCCAGAGGCTGCCAAGCGGGGGAAGCCGAGGGCGAAACGGGCAAAACACGCCTACACTTTTACTGCTAAACAGTTGATGCAAGCACACCTGGCTTTGGATCGGCGCGAGTCAGACCCTGATTTACGCAAACATATGGATACGGGCCGGTGAGTAATCTTGTGGCGCAGCCTGTAGCACTCCCGGATTGGGTGCCCACGTTTATTATTAAGTGTGTGGGGTCGGCGGTGGACGTGTTGGAGGGCCTACCTGATGTTGCCCCGGCCCCGGTAAAACGTTTACGGCAGCAGGTGACTAAGAAGATGCGACAAGGTTCTTACGTTTTTACTGAGGCACAAATGTTGCAGGCTCATCTTGCTTATGATCGGCGTGAGGCTGAGAAGTTTCCTCCACAGCGGGTTGATTACGGCAAGTAGGCTATTCTGGGGGGATGAAAATCCCTATCATTCTGCCTGTATGCCGGTGATCGTGTGTGAGCGTTGCGGGTATGAGTGGAGCTTGAAGTCCACACGGCAAAAGACTGTCTTGTGTGCGGGTTGTAGGGCTAAGAAGGTTGCTACTGTGCATCGTGCGAGGTCGGGGAAGTGTTTGCCTTGGCAGGGAATGTTTTTGGGTGAGGTGTCCCCCATTTTTGATGACGGCAGGCTGGTGTTGCCGGGTGTGAGAACGTGTGGTCATTCCGACTGCGTGAATGCGAACCATGTTGTGGGGTTGCCGGGGTCGGTGGTGGAGGGTAGTATCGGGACAACTAACGAAGGGAAGAACGCATGATTAAGAACGAGGCACAGATTGTAGTAACCGGGTGGCTCAATGATGTGAAAACATTTGATTGGGGCGTGGCGCTCAAGCTTGCGGTCGAT